ACAGAGTGTTTAAACAAGCCTGTCTCCTTGTCTTTAGTAAGAGTCTCGACGCCTAGCGATTGCATAAAGCTTATTACTTGTTTAGAAGATGACCAATTGATTTTAGTAGATACACCTGCAGCAAATAAATCTAGCTGATTGTCTATATAATCAGCATATTGCTCAGGATTAGCCAAGATAAAATCATCTAGCTTCTTCTTAACAGCTTCAAGATCTTTCTTGTCTTCTTCGCATTTTTTAGCCCAGTCTTGTGGATTCATATAGAAGCCACAATACTCGATGTATGCTAGTACCACAACAAACTCGTTGTCAAGACTAGCAGCACGTGTCAAGTTATTCTCTTGCAATGCTACTTGTTGTTTTCTCATCACTTGGTGAAGATATTTAACGTCATCAGCTGCATATTTAATAACTCTTGTAGACAAGCCTTCACGATGAATATGGCCACGTACAGTTTTATCAAGTTCTATTTTGCAATATCTATACACCACTGCATCAAGCGATCTTCTAACAGTATCTATGCCAGTAGTTAAGATTCTCTCGATAAGAAAAGTATCAAAGATTTTAGTAGGCACAATTCCATGGTGAAATAGATATCTCAAGTCAAACTTTGCATTGTGCATGATCAAAACCTTGCTTTCAAGCAATTCTTTGTACACTTTGGGATCTACAGTCGTGCAGTCTACTACATACTGTTTTTGCTCATCACCTAGCTGCATAGACAGCAAAGGTTTAGTGTAAGGGTCTAAGCCCATAGTCTCGGTATCGAAACCGATAATGTCTAGTGTTTTGAGGTATTTTATTGAGTCTTCGACAGTCGCCAAAGAATAACCAGCAGAGGTAAACATACTCTGCTGGTTAGTAACTAAATAAATCATAAGTAAAAACTTATTAAGTTGATAATCAGTAAATTATTGTTGTACGGGAAAACTAAAAGCTAACTGTAAATATAAATAATTTACAATAATTATGCAACTGTCAAGAGACTTGACTATTTAGTTTTCTTTTTGTTTTGCACTTTATTAACCAATAAAGTGTGGTATGCTTTTGCGCCTCTGTAAGAGCTAGAAGTCCATACTATACGAGGATAGTTAGGCACTGTTACATAAGACCAAAAGAAAAATAATACACGCTTTTTAATAGCGAATACATTCTCATCTACTTGCACTACTTTGTACTTTGTCATATTTAGAAATTTAGGGGTTTATTGTTCTTGTTGTTTAGTTAATAGAGAAACTCATAACATGATAGTTGTTTAAGTATGTACACAATTAGTACAATAACTATGATGTATTTAAGCCAGAATTCTAATTCTTTAATCATGGCTTAGTTCTAATTAAATGTTCGTAATAAGCACGCTCACGTGGGTTACATGTTTTTTCCCAATCTTGAGTAATACTAATAGTATATTTTTCTACAATAGGTCTATAATTAGCTTTGTCAACAAAAATGCTTACTATTATGCCTAACATTGTGCCTATAAAAATTAGTTTAAATTTCTGCATAAAGATAGTTTAAAAAATGTAACGAATTGTATTCCAAGGGATTATAGAATCATGTAAAGTTTTAAAATCTTGGATATATTTAGCTTTAAGAGCTAATTGATATCTAATATTCTCTCCGCCGTACTGTGAATTTTTAGTCTCTTGGTTGTTAGGAGTCCATAACAAATCTTCACCTGGTACATTATTTATAAGATTGTAAATATGCTTAGATTTATTATGAGTCAAGAAAATTACTTCAGCTTTTACTTGATCCTTATAATCTACATAATGCTCTAACATTTCAAACAATTCAGCATAGTCTTCTAAATAACCAGGATATACTACTACAGGACTAAAGTTAACATGTACATCGTACCCTGCTTCTATAAATGCATCAATAGCTTTGATTCTATCGATGATTAAACTAGTATTAGGTTCCAATATACTTGATATCTTTTGTGGCATTAGACTAAATCTAATTCTTACTTTACCTTCAGGATTGTATTCTAGAAAGTCAATAGGTATTATTTTAGTCGCAAGTGTAGCTTTTGCAATAGGATGCGTGCGGAAGAATTCAAATATTCTTTGCCAATCGTGATACTTGGCATGGAGCGCAAAGTCTTCATTGCATGCAATATCGTAAGTAATAAAATGTTCATCTGTTTGATTAGGTTTAGGAACATCAGCATAAAAGAATGCATGATTGTTAATCTCTGTTAATATATCACCTGTATTCTTAGCAACACTAAGCCCCTTTGGTTTATGACGCTTCATGTAGCAGTAACCACATTCTAGTAAGCAGCCAAAACCAAATGAGGGGCTTATATAGTCGCTAGATCTACCTGATTCTCTGATTTTAAAAGTCTTTCTACTGACTTTTTCTACTAAAGAAGGTTTCATAATATCACATTAAATAGTAAATAACCAAAACCAATACCTGCAAAGAAATATAACAATGCTTGATAGACTTCATTATCTAAAATGCTGTTAGATACTATAACCCAATCCTTTTTATATAACAAACTACATTTGTCAAATATGCACAATACTGCTGTACCGTGATCATTTATAATACTGAAATAAGTGTTTTTTCCAAGATGTTCTACATCAAATACTTTATATTTTTTGTCTTTTGTAAGACCTGCTGCATGCTGAGTAGTATCATTACTCATCTTAACATACATTCCTGCTGTTAATTTTTGTCTCTCTCTCATTTTAAAGATTCTATTAGTTCAACAATCTGTAACTTATTTGCACTACCTACATGTTTATGCATGATTTCATCATCTTTTATGAAGATTATAGTAGGGATACTTCTTACTTTATATTCTATAGTAAGATTTTTTTCAGTATCTACATCTATTTTTTGAATCTCAACATCAGGATATTCTAATGCAAGCTCATCAATAATGGGACTTAGCATTTTGCAGGGTCCACACCATTTGGCACTAAAGTCTAGTACTTTTAACATAATTTAAGTTTTAAAGGATTAATAAAAATGCTTGTCTATCCAAGCTGTCTAGTAGTCAGGACAGGATTCGAACCTGTAACAGTATGCGGTTAGATTCACATACTTGACCATTAGCGTCTACCATTCCGCCACCTGACTATCCTACTGTTTATATGAATATAAACCCTAGGTGTGAAAAATACTCTTGACGTCTTGACTCAAGTTCGTAATCTTCTTGTACTATATAATCGTATTCTTTTAAAAGTCTCTCATAATTATCTACATCCTCTTCTAAACACTTTACATTAAAGTATTTAGTTACCAACTCCGCTCGCTCTTTATTTGTTCGTGGTTTATGGTCTAGTTCTATTGTATTTAAATAGAGACCAAGTTCATCCATGCGAACTCTTTTAATTTTCTTTACTTTAGACATGATAGTGTGGTATTTAAAGGTTAATAATAAAGGGGCAGATTGCTCTACCCCTTATATTATATCAACAATTAATTGTTGAGTGCTGCAGACAATACATCAGCTGTTTGTGCTACATCTAAACGAGTAGTACCTTCCAAAATAACATGTTTTGCTTCACCTGTTACTACAAGTGAGCGGCTATAGATATACAAACCGTTGTGAAGAATGAAGTCACCATCTTTACCAGCACGTTTAGCACGTGTCTCAAAGTTAGCTACATCATACTCTGTACCTTTTGTAGTCTCTACAATCTGAATGTTTAATGGCATATCAGGTGCACCAGCAAGACGTGGATCTTCTTGGTTAATGATAAGCTCTTCACCTTCAGTAAGGTTAGTTACATCGATGCCAAATTGTGCAGTGATATCTGCTTTCTCACCTGATAACCATGCATAACGAGGCTTAGATTGATTAAAGCGATCGTCAGATGCGTTTAATAAACCAAGAATGTTATTTGATGATTTGCCAGTGTTCACTACTTGTGAGAAAGTAAGTTGTACTTTGTTACCTTTTACTCCTTTTGCAGATTCTAAAACGATTTTGTTCATGATAATTGTTTTTAATAGATAAATAAATAATAGATTGTGTTCTAGATCAGGCTTATAAAGCCTAGACATTACAGCCGAACATGCTGTAATGGTTTCCTATCAAAGTTTTTGTGACGATGCGCTTTGATGTTGGATTATTAAATGAAAAAACAATGTGTAGAAATAAAGCCCCACTTAGTATTAACCAAGCAGGGCTTACCTCTAAAACGTGTAGTTATAGTAAGAGCTATCCTACTATAACTATGTAATTAATATTCTATCGGTGTTCGCTTGTTGCTGTATAAGAACAGTAGTGTCTCATACAAGAAGAACAGGCCAGCCAAGATATTCAAGGTCAGTACTAAGTAAGAGTTGTTATACTCTTTAGTAGTCATGCCGAATGAGATATATAGAGCTAGTAATAATGCCTTGTTGAGTATAGTCAAGTATACAGCAGGCAATAATAAAGCAACTAGTGCTTTTGTTGGTCGGTTTAAGGTTTTAAGATACTTCATTGTGTATAGATTTAATACAAGTTATAGCATAATCAAGGTGAGAGACTATTTCTCACCCTGATATACAAGAATAGAGCCTAGTGTGGCTATGAAATACATTGCAGTCAAGAACCAGGACAGTGCAGGGTTGAGTAATGTGTTAGATAATGATACTAGCACCATTGTAAAGGTGACTAGTATCATAAAGATCATAAGGGCTAATGCTGTCTTTTTCATAAGTTATTGAGTAATAAATAAATAGTGAATCCAAGAATTGCAGCTATGATAATGATGTTTACTACTATCATGACTGTTTACTTGTTTCTTCGTTATGCCATTCAGCAGCCCACCATACTGTACCACATACTATTAGTACTTGTACTATCCATGCAAGTGGAGATTGGTAAATCTCTGATTTAAAGGCCAATCCTAATGTTAATAAGCCTTCGAATAAGATTACAATTAGCATGCTTACTGCTAGTCTTCCGATTAATCTGATTGTGTTCATTGTGTTTAGTTTTAAAGGTAAATAATAGTTAACCCCTCTGCACTCAGTTGTAATACCACAACCATTTGTTTCACTGGCTACTTTTACGTGTTTTAACCCCAAACCTTATAGGCAAATTTACTGGGAGTATATTACAACTGCTCACCCTTGGGAAGTGAGAATGGTGCAGATTAGTTAATTGTAGCTAGGCCTACGTATCATCTCCTAGATTAGTACTCTCACAAGGTTCTAATCCTTGATGTATGTGACACATTTGAAGCAGACATCATTTCTGATGGCCCACATTTACCTATTGGATGAGAGTATATTAAACATAGCCCTAGTCAAAGGGCTGTGTTTATCACGCATGTTACTATGCGTTGGTGTTTACTACCCATTCGAGGATAGTAACAACACCGTCTACTATGATGTATGTCTCCATAGTCTGAGGTTTTAGAGGTGAATACTGAATTAAGCGATAAACTTAATATATCGAGTCGTATTTAAGGACCGCAGAACAACACCAATACCCCCCGAAGGGGGTTGGTAAGCACTCTTAGAACGCCATAAGTACCTGACGACCAGCAGGATACGTGGTTCCGTTGAACTCGAACTCACGTGTCGAGACGAACTGTCCCATGGTCCACTCACGTGGTGTCGCAGTAGTCTCGCCTGCCTCGATGTTTTTGTTTCGAAGGCGTACATAGTAGCCTTGAAACATAAACGTCGTGTCGTCGACGATGGTGATATCGGCAGTGTTAGCATCGAAGGTGCCGATAGTCTCTTCGAGTTGGAATAGAGGCGTACCGTACTGCTTGACGGTAGCCGAGATGAGGTTGATGTTTAGTGCCATGATTACGGTTTTAGAGGCGTTAAACGGACGGGGGTGTTTCCCCCGCCCAAAAGTTAGTAGGGGTTCGAGGTCTAGGTGGTAACCACTATTGCCTCTTCTTAGTTTTTCCCCACAGGGAATAGGGGGGGGGGTATATTTTTTTAAACCACTGGTGTATTTTTTAGGCCATACCCTGAAAATTTTTTTGGTATATAAGGCTATACCCTTAACTACTGAAAGAAGGTTCCCAAATAATATCAAGCGTGAAATCACAAAAAATCTTCTATATCCTATACTGCTCTTACGTTACAGAGGATTTATACGAGTCCCCTAAAAGGGACTTATAGGGGGTTAAAAGTCCCCTAAAAGGGACATTACGTCATTGTATTATAAAAAAATTATATTAACTTTGTACTATGGGAAACAAAATTACACAGCCTAGACTAAAGAAAAATATAGACTTTGATCTAGAAACTTATGTTAACACCGAGACTGGTGAGTTACTAAGCTCTACACTTGGCAAAGACAAACTTTCCGTAAGCGTCACAGAGAAAGGAGACTATGTCGTAATGAGTTCTGATGATTATGTTGTATTAGACAGTGAAACAGTAAAGTTTTTATCTAATGAGTTATCACGTGCTGAGCTTAGCAACGTGCTTCTTATGGCTACTGATCTCAAGACTCCCTTAAACCTTGTATACAATGGTCCTCAACCTCACAGCAATGAATCACTTCAATCGTTCTTAGGCTACTCATCAAGAGATAAGTTCTTTAAGCTGTTAAAAAAACTTATGGAGCTTGGTGTGCTTTATCAGATCAAAGGTAGGATCTCAGGAGAACTACGCGTTGTATATATGTTAAATCCTTACATAGCCCGTAAACGTAAGACGATAGACAATACTGTCTTTAATGTCTTTCAGCCTTTTATAAAATAATTATAATAATTTATAGAATATATTCTGTTATTCTAAATTATTTATATATTTGCGTCATGATACTAGTTTATCTTGACACAAAAGACAGCATCTTGCTTAAAGCAAACGATACGAGCTTTCATGCTTTATATTACATTATTCAACAGGCAGACCTATACGCTAACATATGGTACGCAGATAACTTTAACAAGAACCTCATCGTTGAGGAGCTTAATGTATCTTTACCTGCCTTAGAAAAAATGATAGCATCGTTACGAGAACGAGGGTTGTTAATTAAAATACAGAGAGGGAAGTATAAGCTTCCTGATTATTTTTTGGACTGCTGATGGAGATTGGAGAATTAAGATCAAATAGTCTAGAAGAACTATTCAAACGGGAGGAAGCCCTGGTGGAAAAATTTAATACTTACTGTAGACAGCACAGTAAGAATTTAGAAGTAGAATATTTTATCTCTACCAGCACTACTGGGGCCGCTCTTTTTACTTTACAATTTAAAATTAATAATAATGGGAACAACGGAGAAACTACAAGTGATTAAAGAGGTACTAGCAAACACTTTTATGCTAGCTACTAATCGCGCACAACAATACGGTTTGCAATTTACTTACAAATCTTACCCCGTAGAAGTAGAGGCTACAGAAGAAACAGAAGGATTTAAAGCTTGGCATGTAGACATTATGGTAAAAGAAGCTGCTTACCCTGAAGTTATTATCCAACAGTTTAGATATCCACGGCCTGCTGGTATTGATGCTAAGAATATGGAGTACCATGTGTTAGTAGAAGTAATTGCAGCATTTACAGAGACCTCTGTATTTACTTGGCTTCAAGTGGGTAAGATGATGAACACGGACGAAGAATTACAAAAACAAATTATCGATGAAGCAACGCAAAGTAATTTCACTACCGACGAACCAAAACAAGATCTATAAGCAGATCCTTGCGTTCATGAACTTCATGCTAAACCTTACGCCACAAGAGCGTGATGTTTTAGCAGAGATTATTAGATTAGATAACGAGTACGCAGCTCTTCCTGAAGAGAAACGTGCTAAGTTTATCTTGTCTACTGATATGCGTAAAGAGATGAGAGAACTTGTTAAGATAGAAGAGAAGCAGTTTAATGTTATCATCTCTAGACTTAAAAAGAAACTTTTGTTTAATAAGCCTTTGATAGATGATAATAATCTTTTACATCAAGAGCTTAGGTACAAACCTGATCAAGACGGCTTTCGTATTGAAGTAAACCTTGTGATGACAGAAACCCCTTCTATACCTACTACTGCTCCTGAAAAGTCTTTTAACGAAACACTTGGAGAAGCTATGATAGAACAAGCAGAGCAAGATACTAAAGTACTGGAAAATATGGTATGGGGTGGAGAAGTAACTCCACCTACTGAATATCAGCATGATGCATCTAAAGCTCCTGTGATTGAAGAAGAACAATTTGATTTTAGCTTAACTCCGCCTGATGAAGAACTCTAGACAACGTGATTTGCTAATAGCTACAGCACAACGCCATGGTCTAACTCTTACTCAAGCAGAAGAAATTTGGGCTAGTTTTGGCTTTACTATTGCTAAACATATTAGTTCTAACCATCGTGGAGAAGATAACAAGTTTGTCTTAGATAAATTTCCTGTAATTCACATAGAGCATTTTGGTAAATTTATACCTAACAAAAAAAGAATCAATTACGCTAATTATTGCATAGATAAAAATAAAACTGATGATACTCAAGATAACCCTACCGACAGTTCCGTTTCCTGAAGACATAGAGATAACGGATAATAGTTTAAAAATAGAAGAACTAATTAATGATAGTTTAGAGCCTACGTTTACTACGTTTTTTACTATCAACGCTATTTCTCCTTTTAAAACTCCTTATGGAGATTATACTATAGTATTTAGTGGAGGTACAGAATTCTTATGTACATATAGTCACGGAGAACTTTACGATAAACTGTCTACTATTTACACTCAAACACACGGAGTAAAATAATGAAAGCTCTCCACGACTTTAGTTTTTGGGATACCTATCCTGAGTTAGTAATGCTAGATAGTTTTAACGAGTTGCATTATCGAGATAAAAGCAAAAACAAATTAGAAAGCTCACGTAAAATGTGGGCTATTTATTATGCTTACAATCCAGAGTCTAAGTTTTTTAATATTCCTAACAAGCTATACGTCTTAGCTAAAGACTTTCTTAAAGACCCAGAATTTAATTGGGATACTTTACGCCAACAAGTATTTACTTATAAAGAGTTAGTACTAACTCCAGCAGAACGCGGTCTTGTTAATTGGACAGAAATTATGAATGTTCGGGATGAATCTTTGAAGAACATGTATAAAGATGCTATCTTAGAAAGAAATCTCAAAGAATTAGTAGAGCTAGATAAGATGTTAGCTAACACAGCTAAGCTGTTTCAGGATTATAAAAAGATTAAACAAGAATACGACGAAGACAAGACTACACGTAAGGGCAAAAATATTGCATCATTAACAGATTCAGGAGAAATTTAACATGATAAACAATTCTAACTTTAGGCTCAAGGAGATTCCTAACTTCCATCCAGAGTTAGAATACTATGATCGTGTTTCTTTTTGGAGAGATGAGAAACGCAAGTGTATAGAAGGTTATTGGGTCGGTGGTAAGTGGATGCCTGGACCTCTTTATTATTACATAAACTTTCATAACATTCAGTTTGAAGACGACACTTCAGTTTCCCAGGCCTTTGGTCTACCGTTTCTACGCGACATCGATTGGGAGTTGTTTTTGATATATGAAGAATGTCGTGGATTCTCTGGTTTTAGTGAAGATACTGCTTTCACATGCGACAGAAAGTATGGCCCAGAGAAAGAGATGGCCATTAAACTACAGCGTATCACAGAAGCTGAGGCTAATTCTAAAACTTACATTCCTGCTAGAGAATATCTACGCAGAATCCACCCAAAAAACCTAGGCAAACCCTTATATCGTAACTCTGCACAGCATTTAATCAGTATTCAGGCTCGTGGTTCAGGTAAATCCTACTCCTCATCAGGTATTGCCGCCCATAACTTTCTTTTTGATGGTGCTACTGACTATGATGACTATCTAGAACGTAAGAAAGCTAAGCAATTTCTAGCATCTGATACTATCATTGGGGCGATTGATACTAAGTATACCGTGCCGCTAATGAAGAAGATTCAAACTGCCTTAACACTTTTGCCAGGTAGCTTTGAAATGGGAGACGATAAATACCCTTCACCACTAGCTACTACTTATACGGGTTCTCTAATGCCTAACCGAGAAGGTACAACAGGTACAGGGTCGGTATTACGCCACCGATCTTTTAAAGATAACCCACTTGCAGCTAACGGTACTCGTCCTAACCTGTGTATTCTCGATGAGGTAGGTTTCATGTACAACCTTAAAGAATCTTGGGGTGCTATTGAAGCAACACAAGCATCAAAGGCCAAGAAAAGCTTAGTTATCTGGGCTTTAGGAACAGGCGGTCTTGTATCTGGTAGAGCAGCACTCTATGCAGAGTCCGTATTTCGTAATCCTCAAGATTATAACTGCTTAATCTTTGAGGATATCTTTGAAAACCGTGGCAACATAGGTTATTTTGTACCATACAGACTCACTCTTAATGAGTTTAAAAAAACAGAGGACTACATCACAGATTTAGATCTAGCTAAACTATACATTGAAGACAAACGTACTACGGCTAAAAAATCACCAGACCCTACTGTATATCAAACAGAAATCATCAACGGTCCTGAAGTACCATCCGAGGCTTTCTTGGTACTCGAAGGCGCTTTCTTTCCTACCTTACTACTCAAAGAACAACTTGCTGAAGTAGAGGGCGGTAAATATAAAAAATACCAAGAGGCTAGCTTTAAAGGACACATCAGTTTTAATACTAAAAACGAACCAGAGTTTTACACAGAGCAAGATGCTACTCCTATTAGAAAATATCCACTCAGTAAAAATGATGACAAGCGGGGCTGTATAGAAATCTGGGTTAAGCCACAAAGAAATCCTGATGGGATTATACCTCGTGGTACCTACATAGCAGGAATCGACGTTGTTGATAAAGATAAGTCAACCACAGACTCTCTCCCTTGTATACTAATAATGAATAGACTTACTAGACAAATAGTAGCAGAGTATACAGGCCGTACAGGTGAGGCTAAGGACTTCTACGAAACATGTCGTAAGTTATTATTATACTACAACGCTGTGGGTATGTATGAGAAAAACCTCATCGGGCTTTATAATTATTTTGACCAGATGAAATGTACGTATCTTTTAGCAGAAACTCCTTATCAGTTACGATCTACAGATACTTATAAAGCAGGTACTAACACATCTAAAGGTATTAACGCATCTGGTGCTATTAACTCAGAAGGACGTAATATGATTAAGTCTTGGCTACAAGAAAGAATATCTACTGTGTCTGAGACCCGCGTATATGAGACAATTTATTCTTCTGGTATTATTACAGAGTTAATTATGTGGAACCCTGATGGAAACTTTGATAGAGTTTCTGCGTTAATTATGTTAATGTGGTTAGATTCTACTATGTATAAAGAAGTAACTCAACGCGTAGAAGAAGTAAAAACTTTCTTAGATGATCCCTACTTTGAAAAAATGGGTGTAATAAAAAAGAAAATACCTACTACATTTGATTCAAATTTTTATTCATAGATTTGTATCTTAGTTAAAAAATTATTATGAGCGCACCTGTAAAGATTCAAGGATATATCAGTTTCCCTCGTCAGAAACTGTCTGACAAAGAAAAGACCGATTACTGGTATAAGAAAAACATGGACTTTGCAGAGCACTTGCTCACCTCTGATGTTAATCTACGTTCTAACTTTAAGAACAAAAAGACTAATTATAATCTTAGAGCTAATATAATCAATACTAAAGATTTTGAAAAGTTTATTAACCCTGATAATCTAGATCTAGAATCTTTACCTGCTAGCTTTCAACATATCGGCATTGAGAATACTAAGATTAATTTACTACTTGGCGAATACTCTCAACGACGTAAAGAGTTTAAAGCTTATATCTCTTCTAATGATTCTGAAGCTATCGGCCGTAAAGAAATGGGTCTTATGGATGAACTCAAAAAGATCACTAGCGAAATGATCATGAGTACATCGCTTACAGAAGAGGAGATTCAAAAAAGACTAAAACAATTTGAGCACTATCGCAAGTATGAGTATCAGGATATTGCAGAAACAGTAGCTAACAAGATTCTCAAGAAAGAATACAAAGAAGGTGACTTTGATTTTACTTTCCTTAAAACTTTTGAAGACTTATTAGTTGGAGGCGAAGAAATTATGTATTGTGGAGTACTAGGCGGTAATCCTGTTATGCGTCGAGTAAACCCAATGAACCTTTATACTATGGGAGGCAACTCAATGTATATTGAGGATGCTGACATTATTGTAGAGTATGGCTACAAATCTATTGGCCAAGTAATTGATGACTATTGGGATACACTAGAACCTGCTGATATTGATTTCTTAGAAAATGGTAAAGTAGATGCGTCACTTGGAACAGGTGGCGGTATTGGTCTCAATCGTGATATCTCGGTGTATGATTACTACGGAGAACAAGGAGCAATGAATATATTCCATCCTAATGAGATGGGAACACGAACATTTGCAGGTGCTTTTGATACATATGGTAATGTCCGTGTATTAAAAGTATGCTGGAGATCACGTCGTAAAATTGGAGAATTAACATATTTTGATGAAGACGGACAAGAACAAAAAGACTATGTTCCCGAAGACTATCGACCTAAAAAAGAATTAGGAGAGACTGTTAAGTGGATCTGGGTCAATGAGTGGATGGAAGGTACAAAAATTGCCGACCATATTTATACACTTATGCGTCCTGTACCTTATGCATCAAAATCATTAGTAAACAAATCTAAAGGCACCCCTCCGTATGTAGGGTCTGTTAACTCTACCAATGATTACAAAGTCCAATCTCTCATGGACGTGATGAAGCCTCTTGCTTATTCTTATGACATCGCCTACTACAAGCGCGAACTAGAGATCGCTACATACAAGGGGTCCTTTACTGCTATTAACTCTTCTCTTATTCCTTCAGGTTGGGATCCTAAAGAGTGGATGCGCTATGTGACTATTAATAAATTTGCATGGTTGGATCCTACTAACGAAATTCTCAAAGGCCCATCACAGGGTAAATCTGCTGGCGCATTTAACCAGTTAACTGCTCAACAAATTCAGATGGGCGACCCTAACGCCATCGGCATGTACACTAACCTACTGCTTGACATTGAAAACACACTTGGAAAATTAGCAGGTGTATCAGGTGCGCGTGAAGGACAGGTACAAGAGCGTGCGGCAGTATCTAACGTTAACCAAGAAGTTACACAGATATCACATATTACTGAAAAGTGGTTTGCTATTGATGCTAACTTCCGTAAAAGAGTACTTACTAAGTTTTTAGAGTGCTGTAAGTTTGCTTACAAATCTAATCCTAAAAAGGGACAATTCCTACTTGACGATATGGGTCAAGAGTTTGTTACACAATTTGATGAATTTGTTTCTACAGATTATGATCTACACGTATCTAACTCTACCAACGATACTAAACTTTACGAAGATTTGCGCGCACTTTCTCAAGCTGCTATTCAAAACGGTCAAGCTACTATCTCCGATCTTATTGCTATTTCTCAATCTGAATCTGTACAAGACATTGCTCGCCGTCTTCAAGATTCTGCTGAACGTATTAAGGAGGAAACTAACAAAATGGAAGAAGCCAAACTTAAACAAGCACAAGAAGCAGCACAAATGGACAACCAAGCTAAGCAAGCACTTCTTGACTTTGAAGTTAAACGTCATAATGATGTTGTTAACATTGAACGCGAAAAAATGGCAACTAACTTAGAGATTGCTAAGATTAAAGAAATAGGTGCTGATGTTCGTGATGCTAGAGCTAATGGTTTAGAGCAAGATCGCGTAGATACTGATAAAAACGGTATTGATGATTATATAGACATACGCCGTACAGATATCGATGAAAATTACAAGATTAATCAGATTCGTTTAAAAGAAGAAGAACTTGCAGAAAAGACTCGTGCTAATCTTGTAGCAGAAGAACTTAAAGCAAAAGAACTCAACATTAAAAAGACTCAAAGCACACAGAGTAAATAAAAAGCTATAGGGCCATAGAAGCTCTCATAAAGATTCTAGGCCCTATTTATAAAAATAATTTTAATATTGTAACCAATTAACGACAGCAAAATGGAGAATAATGAATTATTTGAAGGGCTACAGATAATGTCGCCTGAAGAATTAAACAAGGCTGTAGACAGTCAAACAAAAGGAGAAGAAGATACTAATGCAGGTCAAGCAACGGAAAATAATGAACCTGCAACATTATTTACACCAGTAACAACTGAAACAGGAGAAGGTGCTGGCGAAAATAAAGTAGTACCAGATAAACCTGACACTACTGAAACTATTACTAAAAACGAAGCAGTTTACAAAGCTCTGATGAAAGAGTTAGTTACTGCAGGAGTTTTAACAGTAGAAGAGGTAGAAAAGTTAGATGAGTTACCAGGTACTCTAGATACAATTAAGGAATTAGTTTCTAAAACAGTTGAAACTGGAGTTAAACAAACTCAAGAAAACTGGAAAAGAAATTTAGACCCTACTAAAAAGCGTTTTTTAGAAATAGAAGATGCTTTTGATGCTACGGACCAAGCAATATTAATGGCCCAACGATTAGAGTTCTTTGATACAGTAGATGCAGAAGCAGTAAAATCAGATGTAAATCTTCAAAAACAGATTTACTATGAGCTTCTAAAATCTAAAAACTTTAGTGATCAAGATGCGGTAGAAGCTATTAATGATGCTGAGCAAATGAACAAGTTACAAGAAAAGTCTTTAAAAGCAATTCCTGAACTTCGTCAACAAGCTAATCAAGTAGTAGAAAGTGCGCGTCTTGAAAAAGAAACTAAAACAAAAGCTGAGCAAGAAGCGCAGACTAAAATGTTTGATAGTCTTGTACAAAACATTGAATCTCGTGATGCTTTTATTGATGGTTTAAATCTTAATAAGGTTGCCAAAGATAAACTTAAAGCCAATATTATGAATCCTGTACATAAGGATCCAGAAACAGGTGTAGAGTACAACAGCTTGATGTATAAACAAAAACGCAACCCTGTTGAGTTTGAAATGTTGATTAATTACTATGATACAATAGGTTTATTCAACTTAGATAAAGAAGGTAAGTTTAAACCTGATATCTCTAAACTTAAAACAGTTGCAAAAACAGCAGCAATCAACGAACTTGATAAAGTTATTGCAGCTGAAGAACAACGTGGTGTAGGACGTAACACTTCTGTAGAAACTTCACAGAAAACACAGGGTCTACTTTCTATGCTTGAGAATGCTTTTAATAAGAAATAACACAATTCGTCTAATAAATAAAAACAAAAAACAATGGCTCAATTACTTCCACTACAACGGTATGAGGCTAAAGATTACAACGGGTTAGTGACTGATAATCACTTCTACTCTTTGTATCAGCAAAAACCGCAGTTGATTAGTAATGTAATCAAAGAGATTTACAAAACTAATCTTCAAGGTAAATTACGTGAATTCGTTGATCGTTTCCCTGTTAAAGAGGTTGAACAAGAAAACGGATTCTACAACTGGATGTTGCAAGGTCAACACGACAAAAACTTGCCTCTAGTTGATGCAGAAACAATTAACGGTTTGTCTATCTCTGCTGGTACATTCCCAGCTAACGTAGGTTCAAACGGTGAGCGTTTCTACTTAATCTTTGACGAACCACTTTTCGAAGAAACTAACGTTCTTCGTGGTGAAGTAGACGATTACCATCTTTTGGTAAAACGTGCTATGGATGCTGGTTCTCGTTACAAGTTTGAAGTTGAATTAGTAACTGACAACGCTAACAAAACTATTCCTTCTGAGGAATTGGCTATTGGTACACGTTGGTCTAAGTTCTACTCTCTTTCTCCTTCAACACTTTCTTACCAAGGTGCTAAGCCTTATTTCACTTCTCCTTGGAGAATGGAAAACCGTCCTTCTACACTTCGTATGGAGTATGAAGTAGCAGGTAACACAATCAACAAAGGTAAAAACGAACCACTTGAGTTTGGTTTTAACTACAAAGGACAAACTGAGTCTATTTGGATTAACTACCAAGATTTGGTAGCTCACCACCAAGCAGAAGAAATGTTTGCTCGTATGTTGATGTACGGTAAGAAAAACTGGACTTCTGATCACAAGTACTTAAACAAAGACGATAAGACTAAATATGCTATCGAATCTGGTGCAGGTTTCTTTGATCAAATCGCTCCTTCAAACGTACACTACTATAACACTTATGACCTTGATTGGCATTTAGAGTTGTTGTTGGATATGGGTGTTGGTAAACTTGAGCGTGGCAAACGTACTATCCACTTGTTAACAGGTGAATTTGGTGCAATTGAAATCTCTAAGCAAATCAATGCTAAATCTGGTAGCGGTAAATTTACAGTTATCTCTGACAAATTCCTTACATCTAACACTAACCCAGGTAACCTTGGTGGTAAAAACACTAAAGGTCTCATGGAGCCACAGTGGAACGTGTACGAGTGGTACAACGGAGTTACTATCATGGTTGAAATCGTTGATTTCTTCGATGATGACGTATACTTCCCACAACGTCACCCAGATGGAAAAGGTATTGTTGAGTCTCACCGTATCTTAGCTCTTGACTATGGTGATAACGCTGGTATCTACCGCGTTAAACCAAAAGGAGTTCCAGATTACAACTGGGCATACATCCCTGGTATGCGTGATCCGTTCTCACCTGCAGGTAAAGGTTCGCCAAAAATGGTAGCTTCCCGTGTAGATGGTTACGAAGTACACATCCAAAAATGGGGTGGCTTGATGATCGAAGATCCAACTAAAGTAATTGATTTACGTTTAGTTGTTGAAAGATAATAACTACCTACTATAGAAAGGGGGTCTCCTTGGGAGTTGAACGCCTCAAGGACCCCCCTTTTTTTAAAGAGAATTAAATAATAAGACAGCAAAAATGGAGACAGCAACAAAAGACAAAGTAGTATACGGCTCATTCTTACAGAATCGTATTGTATCAATTAAGCCAGTAGAATCATCGGGCAAATGGAGTAACCTACTAGTACAAGGACAAGAGCGTCTAAAAGACCCGTTCATGTACAACAAAACAAAACGAAGCTACCAAGTGCCTCTTAACAGCGAGACACGCGGAGGTGGAGTAAAAGTAGTTCTTGATGATATCACACGTGTGAAGATTCAGAAATACATGGAGTCTCATCCAAACGGGATGACTCAAAAAGAGTTCTTTGAAAAAGAATTAGGTGTAGATTTAAATCCTACACTTCCAGTAGAGAAAAACTTCTGGAGAAGTGATCGTAGAGGACGTGTTATTCTTACAAAAGAAGGAACAACATTAAATCTTAATCTACCATTAGATATGTTAAAATATCTAATCTTAATCTCTAACAAAATGTTAGTTTCTCCTTCTTATGAAGAAAGAGTAAACAAAGCAACGTATGAGTTTATGATTGTAGACGAAAATAAAATCACTTCTAAGAAACTTGAAGAAGCAGATCTTAAAGCTCAAGCGTATGTTAAATACGCAGAGGTTACAAACAGTAAGGCTGCAACTATTGGATTTATCAAATCTCTTGGCCGAACAATTCCTGCTACTGCTACTGAAGAGTGGCTCAAGTCAGAAGTTGCAAATATTGTGGAATCTAATCCTAAATATTTCCTAGAGATTGTGACACATCCACAATATAATGAGCGTATCTTTGTACAAGAAGCTGTTGAAGCTGGTGCAATTATCCGCAAAGGTGAGAAGCGATATACTCTAGATAATGGTGCTGAGTTAGGTGACTTAACTGATGTTATTAACTACCTACTTAATCCAGATAACCAAGAGGTAAAACTTCGAGTTAAAGCAAAAATTGAATTATCAAAACGTAAATAACAATGACGGCAAATGACATGGCCAATGAATTAGAATTAAAGCTTGATCGCTCAGACAGCTTTGGTTCTCCTGGTTACGAAGATTTTGAATTATCTTCTGTACTAACTGAGGCCGTTAATTTTTATGTCAAGAAATTTTACGATGAGGTAAATAATCGCAAAGCAAAAGGCTTTGAAGAAATTGAAATAAGAAATCAGGGATTAGCAGCGTTAGTTAAAGACGCTGCTTCACTCCCAGTTTCGGCTTCCCAAGTAGGAGTTATATCAAACAACCTACTTCAAGGAAAGTTCTTTGATTTACCGACCGACCATATGTACACTATTTTTGAAGAGTGTACAATTAATAAAACGGAGTGTGGAACTACAGATCCTATTTACGCATATGTAATTACAGTAGCACACAATGAGATCCAACGTTTTAATTGGAGTAAATACAAAAAACCGTTTTATAAATCTTATGGTGATGGTAGAGTATGGCGTCTAGAATATAGCAGACAAACATCGGGCATCGATCCGCTACAACCTGCAACTGCTAAACGTCATGAGCTACTAACGGATGGAACTTTTGATATCGTTGATTATCATATGCGATATCTCAAAAATCCATCAGACATTGTTGTCGATCGTAGTACGCCCGCAAATCAACAAAACTGTGAATTAGATGAATCTACTCACAGAGTTATTATTGATATTGCAACCGATCTAATGATGCAAAGAGTACAAGAACAGAAAATACAAACGGTAGAACCGTTTAAAGAGTTAGAATAAAAAATAATTATTAATTAAAACTTAAACAAAATGTTTAGAAAAGCAAACAACGTATTTAGTGTCGTTCTTTCTGACGCTAGTGCATTAACTTCAGCTTTGAATACTGCAGTTCCTGTAGGAACAGTAGTAACAAACTTGAACCTCCCTATCGGAGCAGTAGCAGTATGTGACATGGGTATGCGTCGTCTCGACAATACTTCTTATACAGCATTGGCTGCAACTGACAAATTTTTCATCGTACAAGGTAAAGGTGCTACTCAACCTTTGATGAAATCTCCAGCTATGACCAAAGCTAATGTTACTATTTCTGCAAGCAAATTTAAAGCTGCAGTACAACAAGTAACTACAGTTGGTTATAATGGTACTACTGGTGCTCTTCCTGTAGCTAACAACACTGATTTCTGGATCAAAGTTCGTAAGCGCGATAACGATGCTGCTAACCGTTCACAACCGATGAGTTTGTTTGCTGGTCCAGTAAAAACTGATGCTACTGGTACTCAAGCAGAATTGGCTGTTGCTCTTGTTGCTTCTGGCTACCGTAACTTCACTAACCAAGAGCCTGCAAATGGTTACTTGAAATTTGAAGCTATCTCTAGTGCTGCTAGTGCTGCAATTACAGGTGCTCCTACATCTTTCGGTGTTACTTACAAATCACGTGTAATGACTATCACTGGTACTGCAACATCTAACGTTGCTGTAGGCGATTTCCTTCGTATTGGTGGTGCAGCCGTAACTAACCCTGTATATCGTGTAACTGCCGTAACTGCAACTACTATTACTTTAGCTACTCCTTATGTAGGCGATAGCGCAACTATTCTTGTTGCTAACGTACAAGTTATTGCTGCTGCAACTGCTTCAACTGCAAACTTCGGTATTCGTCTTACTGGTGTTGTTGCTCCGTTTGATGTTAATGCATTCCGTGATTACTATGCTAACCGTTGGACTACATCTTTCTCTGATTCTTCAACTTTGATTACTGTAACTGGTGCTCAAAACGGAAACGGTGTATGGCAACAAGTAGCTATGGATGAGTACTTGAACTATGGTTTCGAAGGAGAAAACAACCAATTGGCTGTTCCTTCTGTACCACGTGATCAAGTTGTTAAAATCCCTGGCGTAGCTGGTAACACTGAGCAATCTTCTCGTTACTCAACTTTGACTTTCAATTGGACAGAAGAAATCCTCGGTCTTGCATCTGTTAACAAGCCTCAAGGTAGCGTACTTCTACACTGTAACTTGACTAATGTTGCAACAGGTGTTATTACTGCAACAACTGCAGAAGCAGTTGTAGATACTTTATTCTCTGGAGCAGCTGCTACAGCGATTAAGGCTATCCTTAACATGTAATTCTCCGCCCACAGTAGTCCCACCACATAGCTGTCTTGTGGTGGGCTACTATTTTTTAGTAATTACAATTTCTTGTTAAAAGAAATTGATTAACTTTGATTAAAACATTAATATGGCACTTATCCCTAAAATATCAGCTTCTATTTCAGGTAAATGTAATCTTATTACGCTTACAGAAGAAACTAAGCCATATAATGCTACAAATAATCCTGGAGGTTGGGGAGCTCCTAACATTGACGCAGGAGACATTAGTTTAGCTTACGTATCTTTTTATCCTCTTAGTGCTCCGTATAGTATAGTCAATGCATCAGGAACTGGTACTATCTCAGGTACTACATTTACTGATACATCACATCTTTCAGGGACTTTTCAAGTCGGACAAACCTTAATAGGTTTAGGTATTGCACCAGGAACTGTTATTACTGCTTTACTTACGGGTACAGGATCTAATAATGGTGGTACTTACCAAGTAAATATATCACAAACAGTATCTAGTACTCCTATTACAGGAATTAGCATTGCAGCTAGTTATTATTTACGCAATAATACTATAAATGTTTATGCTAGTGCTCCAGGTTATACTACACCTTATATCTTTGATGCATTAGTAGAGCAAACATGGTCAAATCCTGATGGTATTTACCAGATGGTCTACACAGTGCACGAAGACGATATCAGCATTATTAGAACTAGTAAAAGTTATGAATTATTCATTTGTAATCTATGTAACTGTAAAGACGCACTTGTTACAAGATTAGTAAAAGCATGTGATAAATTAGAAGTAGAAAAACTAAAAACTCAAGTAGATCAGATGGAAGTATTTATTTACGGAATTCAATCTGCTTTTTCATGTCAAGATTATACAACAGCTACTACATTGTTAGAAGCTGCTACAAAATATTGTTCATTAGTTTCTGACTGTGGCTGCGGCTGCGGTGGAAACTGTTAATTTAAAAGACTATGTGCGGTTGCAAAAATTGTAAAGATATTACTATGCCAACAGGCCAAGATGGGGTAGGTATTGCTAATATTACTTCTAATTCATTTGGTACAGTTACTTTTACCTATACTAATGGAGAAACTGTAACATTACCATGCTCTTGTGCACAGTCTCAAGTAAAATACCAAACAGAACGTTTAGGTATTAATACATCTGGCACTTCTCCTACATACACATTATTAACAAATATGACTTACACAGTACCTTCAGGAGGTGCTGGTACATATGAATTAGAGTTTGCTGCAGATACAGAGTTTACTTTTACAGGTATAGCTTCTAATCAAGTTACTATTCAAGTATTTAAAAATGGTGTAGAGATTAACCCTAATGTGCAAAAACGTATTAAAATAAGTAATGCTAATGCAGAAGGAGGATCATTTATTATTCCAGCATTAGTTAAAATATCAAATGTTACTTTAGCTGTAGGCGATATTATTGATGTACGTTCTACTAGTACAGCACCAACAACAGCATATTTAAATTTTGGAGTACTTACTATTAATCGCTTATCATAATGTGTGACTGCCTTCAAATTACTGGTACACCGTCTATTACAGGAGTTGAAGAAACTGTACAGGCTTTTGGTGTCATAGTAGAGGGTTTTAACGAATATTATTTTACCTTAGGAGGTCAAGAATTTTACATTATTTGGGATGGAGAACTTTGGACGCTTTGGGTAGTAGCTCATGAAGGAGATATTAGCATTGGCAGTAGTACGTCAATAGATTGCCCTACAAGTGAGTGGACTTTTAATGCAGAACTAAGTCCTTATTATTTAGGAAACAATCCTCAGATAACAGAGTGTAATCCTACACTAGAGGAGATTAATTGCTATAATGCTTTAGTATGGCAAAAACAATGTGAGTTTGCTCAAGAAACTTTAAAGTATTTAAAAGCATTAGAGTTTGGCTTTGCATGTTGCAATGCTTTAGAAGATTTAAAAAATAAAAAAAGAGTGCTCGGTATATTAAATTGTTACGATCTCCGTGATTTAAATAACACAGAGCCAGAGTATAATACTCTTACTTACGATACAATTAACGACTTATTAAACTATTAATATCATGTTACTTTACGAAACTAAAACTCCAGGAGAAGCTAACAGAGAAGAAATCTTCTTTGATAGAAATACTAATAAAATGTCGTATAAAGACAAAAACGGAATTATTGTGCCGTTTGCTCCTACTAGTGAATTCCAACTAAAAGGAGAAAACTTTACTACTATTTTAGCAAATGGAACAGATCGTTTTCAAAATGGAAATAATGTTATAGCTGCTTATAATAAAGCTTTAACTACTACTCCATACGGAAATATTATAGATGCAAATAATCAATTTTATATTTTACTAGCCCCTGGTTATTATAGTTTTAATACTGATTTTTTAGTAACTACTAATTATATTAATATAGTTTCTTTAACAGGATTACGTGATGTGTTTATTATTGGTTCAAATACAATAAGTGTTACTGCTAGTAAAGTATATATCCAAGGAATTGACACTGGAATTTTACCATTTAAAACTTCTAGTGGAGGAGGGTCTCAAATTATTGAAAATTGTAAAGGAGGAGATTATAGCTTTGGTTATACAGGAGGAGCCTATGGAACATATATCAATTGTGTAGGAGGATTTGCTTCTTTTGGTGGTAATACTGTAGCTGCTGGAACATTTAAAAATTGTGAAGCTCAAGCATTATCATTTGGCGGTGGCTACAATAGCACATCAGCAACAGGTGTTTTTAAAAATTGTGTAGCAGGCTCAGAATCATTTGGAGGCTTTAATGGAACTGCAAGCGGAACATTTGATGCATGTTCAGGAGGTAATAATAGTTTTGGTAGTGGCATTTCTGGAAACGCATCAGGAATTTTTACTTTTTGTAGTATACAGGGTGGTAGCTTTCCTACACCGTCAGGATCTGGTAAATTTATATATTGTTACGATAGTGCAAATCCTTATAATGCAGGATTTATTCCTCAAAATAAATTATAATGAAATTAGCTGATAAATCAATATTTATCGCTACTCCAATGTATGGAGGTAATTGTACAGCAGGTTATACAGAGTCTCTTGTTAATACGGTAATGCAATTAGTATCTAAAGGATATTATGTTCAATATTGCAGTTTAATTAATGAAAGTTTAATAACTAGAGCTAGAAATACACTTACAGAAATATTTCTTCAAAGTTCTTGTAAGCATTTACTTTTTATTGATGCGGATCAGACATTCAGAGCTGAAGATATTGAAAGAATGTATAATGAAGATAAAGATATTTTAGGTGCTGTTGTTCCAATGAAAAGTATTAATTGGACAAATGTTAGAGAAGCTGTATTAGATGCTAAACCAGATTTATATTTATATACTGGAGAATTTAATATTAATCCTATTGATCCATCTGAAAAAGTAGATTTTACAAAAGTATTTGAAGTAAAATATGTTGGAACAGGAATGATGTTAATCAATAGAAATGTATTTGATAAGTTATCTTCAGTTGTAAAAAAATACAAGCACAATACCTCAGAAGTTTATAATGTAAAAAGGGGTCAATACATCTATGATTATTGGAATCTTACTATTGATGAACGAGAAGAGCTGCTTTCTGAAGATTATCAATTTTGTAAATTATGGAGAGATACAGGTGGCAAAGTTTATGCAGTAGCTTATCCTGAAATAATTCACTTTGGAACATATGGTTTTAATGGTAAACTTTTAAATAAATAAAGATGAAAATATTACATAGCACTACTGAAAATACTTGGTACAGTATAGAAAAAGTAGAACTTACTCCAGAACAACTTGAATTACTTAACTCTGGTACATTAGAAGAACGTGAAGAAATTTCTGCTATTATTAAAGTAGGAATAACTAAAACTCCAACTAAAAAAGATTCTGATTTAGCCAAATCATTATATAATGCTAATAAGCCTACAGGCACATTTACACTAATTATGGCATCTATTAATATAGAAGATTCTACTGGATTTATTAATTATAGGGCAGAAGAAGAACATAAACAACTTTCTTTTTAATATTAGTTGTTACTTAAAATTTTTTAATTTAGCATTAAATTTATTATCATGTCACAAAGAGAAGTTGCCATTGTAGGGCATAACAATACAAAAGTCAAAATCACAGGACAACAAGAAATACTTACAAAATCAAGTATGATAGGTTCTTCTACTGTAGTATTAAATGATGTTAATACTATTACAGGAGAATTTGAATCGATTGTAGTTTTAGAAGACACAGTATTTAACAGTATAAAAGTAAATAATCAAGAAGTTTTAACAAATCTTGTAACAACTCCAGCATTACCTGTACGCGCAGGTGCTATTCTTTCTTGGGGTCAAGGGCAATATTTTAATTCTTTAAAATTATCTAGTGGTTCTGTACTATTAGTAAGAAGATAATATATGAGCTATCTTTTAGCATATAATCCCTACAATACTAACCTTTTTATGAGGAGTAGAAATTTGAGTGTATACTTAACACTAAAACTCGAAACTCGTACTAAAATAGATGGAGGAGTATTTGAAGCAGAATCTTGTTTAGAAACTGCATTAACAAAGTTAAATAGCATTTCATGAGCCTATTAGAGACCGCTTCTTTAATTGTAACGCCTAACGGATACAAAGAGGGCAAACTATATTCCGTTATTCCGTCCGATGGTTCGGGCGATATGTCCGTTACTCGTGCGACTACTGCCACGAGAGTAAACTCACAAGGCTTGGTTGAGCTTGTGCCTTATAATTTGGTTACTTATAGCAATGATTTTAGTTCAAGTTGGGCTTTATTTCAATCTACAACAACATCAGGTCAAGCAGACCCATTTGGTGGTAATAATGCTATTAAATTAAAATATAATACAAGTAGTGCCTATCACAGCATTACTCAAGGATTGTCGGGAATAACTGGTAATAATGCACATTCAGTTTATGCAAAAGCTGGCGAACTTCAATTTATTCAAATTGCATCTGCCCAAAGCATTTATGAATATGCTAATTTTAATTTAGGAACGGGTGTAATCGGAACTTATGGAAGCCTTGCAAGTAATGTACAAATTGAAAATGTAGGCAATGGATGGTATAGATGCAGCGTTGTATTTACTAACGGCTCAAATGGTATTTATTGCGCTATTGCCAATAGTGCATCAATGGAGTGGTTCGGTATTAGCGCATATTCGGGGGCAAATACAACTGATGGACTTTTCCTTTATGGTGCACAAGTAAACGCAGGTTCATTATTACCTTATCAACCTACCATAACACGATTGAACATCCCACGCTTAGACTACTCAAATGGTAGTTGCCCAAGTTTGTTGGTAGAGCCGCAGAGGACTAATGTGGTTACTTGGTCAGAGGCTTTTAATAATTCGGCTTGGGTTAAATCTAACATTTCCGTAACTGCAAATGCCGCAATCAGTCCCGACGGAACACAAAATGCAGACCTGTTAAACATAACTTCAGCTTCTAACTACATAGACCAAAATGGCACTATTGTAAGCGGAAATACTTATACGGTTTCTTGCTATGTAAAAAGTGCTGTGGGGTCAAATCAATCCTTTAGAATTTACGGAAACTCGAATAAAGCATCAAGCGTTTTTACCGCCACGCAAGAATGGCAAAGGTTTACTCATACATTTACAGCAGATTCGACCTCAATGAGTACGGGGCTTGTTTCGCCTGCAATAGTGCAACTTTATGCTTACGGCTTTCAACTCGAAGCAGGTTCATACCCTACCTCATACATCCCTACAACATCAGCAACTGTAACACGCAACGCAGACGTTGTTTCAAAGACAGGTATTAGTAGCTTGATTGGACAGACGGAAGGAACATTTGTTTTTAAAGCAAATGTTGTTCAACCAATAGGTTTAGGAGTTCAATCTTTATTAAAAGCATCAAATGATTCAGAATCTCAATTATTTATTATTTCTTATGTAGCCAATGATGGTAAAGTGGCATTTGATTTTTACATTGGTAGTTCATACTCATTTACTTTAACATCTACATCTCCAATTTCAAAAGGAATTAATAATATTGGTATTGTATATAAAGCGGGAGCATATAAATTATATATAAATGGATCTCAAGTTGCTTCGAGCACAAACTCTAGCCCAATAACCAATACAATTTCCAAATTAAGTATGGGTTCGGGAGTAGCACCAATGTATTATGATTTTCTTAATGTTTGGAAAACAGCATTAACAGATGACCAACTAGAAGCCCTAACAGGCACTTCATTCAACACATATGCCGAGATGGCTTCATATTATAACTATACACTGCAATAATGGCGACACCAAGTTTACAATTAGGAAGTGGCAACTGGGCTGTTAAGTCAGACAGTCTATTGGGATACAAGACGATTGATAGCAAGTATTACCCAAGAGAGATGACATTTACTCGTGCTACCACAGGTACGCGCGTGAATGCAGCAGGACTTGTAGAGATTGTGCCTTATAACTTATTTAGTTACTCTGAGGATTTTACCAACGCTGCTTGGTTCACAACTGATGTAATTACTGTAAATACAACGACTGCTCCAAATGGTACATTAACTGCCGATACATTAACAATACCAAGCACAACAAATGCTCAATATTATTTAATTAGAAATTCTTTTTTTATAAATGTTGGCCAATACACTCAATCTTTTTATGTAAAAAAGAATACTTATGGCTATATAGCATTAGTAAGCACAATTAATGGTTCTTTGCAAACTTCTTATTTTGATATAAACACAGGTGTAGTAGGTACAACAACTT